AGCTGTAGGCATATAATCTGACAGATACAAGTCTGCTCCAGTAAGATTAATTTTTACTGGTCTTTCTAGATATAGTACACCAAGATTTTGTTTAACACCTGCAATAAGTCCTACAACTTCATCGCCTGATACCAACTTAAAATGCTTAATATCTAAATCAGTAAATTCTGTTTTTTTATGTTCCGCCATAATTATATTTATTATATGTCTATTTCATAGATTTTGTATCTAAATTTTTCTTTGGTATAGATCTTAATTCTTTCAGCGGCGTGATTGAGTGTGAAATTTTTACGGGACTTCCAATGCAAATCATCTGCGAGGTCATATAGTTTTGTTTTTCTGCCATCTTCGGATTTTCTAAGACCACGACCGATTGACTGGAGAATCCTAATTTGGGACTTTGATGGGCTAGCGAATATGATGTTGTGGAGATTCCTAATATTGATGCCAGTACTAAAAGTGCCGAGAGACGCAACAATGATTGCGTTCTTTTGGGTTTCTGTAATTCTTCTAATTTCTTCACGAGTATCTACTCCTGTTTCACCAGACACATAGAATATTTTACGTCTTTTATGTGCCTTGTCTGCAATTAAGTTATAAAGAGGTTTACCATGTTTTTCGACGTATTGAAACAAAACTAAGGTATTACCATCTTGATCTAAAGCTAAGTTACTTATAAACTGATTTCTTTTTTCGTAAGTAACAATATAATCTATTTCTTCTTGATATGTTTTCTTTCCAAATTTACGACGTACCTCCTCGTTATGTTTCATTAAAAGGACGCTGATGTCTAAATCACTTAGAGAACCTTCATCCATTAATTTCTTAGTGGTAGTTACGTAGAATGCTGGTCCGAATAGACCTTCTAAGACTAGTTTATGAGTTTGTGTACCATCAAGTGTTCCTGTAGTACCAAACCTATATTCGGCTTCTCGGCATTTAGAAAGTATAGAAGTAAGAGATTTAGCTTTAAAGTTATGAGCCTCATCTCCAAACACCGCACCGAATTGCTCAAAAAACGACCCTTGTAGTTTATATATTGACTGCCAAGTAGAAATCATTACTCTTTCTTCTGACATTTTAGGTCTACCTGAATAGACCCTATGGCACATTGACTTAACATCAAATCCATCGTCATATTGGCTATAGTCAGCAAAATCATTATACATTTGTTCAACAAGAGACGTAGTAGGTACAATAATAAGAATTTTCTTATCTGTATCCTCTAGTATATATCTAAGTAGAGAGTATATAACCAGCGACTTACCAGAAGCAGTTGGAGATATAAGCATTGCAGACTTTTCTTTTAGTCCATATTCAATCGCTTCTAACTGGTAATCTCTTGGTTCAATAGGTTTACCCTGTGCACTTAAGGTAAGATCCTTAATAAAAGACATATCAACATCATGTTCTACACCTGGTAGGCCATAATACGTATCATGCTCTAATTCAATTCTATAGTCTCTACCTTCGGCATTAGCAAACTCTTGCACATACTTAAATAAGCCAGCATATAATTCTTTTTTACGAGTATCATATAACCGTATCTTACCATCCCACATTTTATTTTTGTAGGAAGGCATAAACTTATAACCTGGAACAAAGAAAGTAAAAAAGTCACATAATTCATTTGCAACTGATGGTTCACATTCGATATCCAAGAACGCATGGTTTTTCTTGCGAACTTTAATTAGATCCATTATGCACCGCTAGTGAACTTCCTCCATTCGATCATGTTTTTGATCGTTTGGTGGCGCCACTTAACATTCTCCATTATTGTTTCTAGAGTTTCGATAAGAGTACTTATATACTCAATTTGATCGTTTAATTTCATAATGTCTGGATCAGAATTATAATAATAATCCATTTCACCTTTTAATGGTTTAGACATACCATTGAATGGATCGTAGGTCCAACCACGTTCATCCATCTGGTCTTGAGTCATTTTCCCATTATACCATAACCACTTATCTCGAAGCAAAGTTTTTAGTTGTGACTCTCTACGCTGCTTTTGCAGTTTAGTAGTCATTAACAACTCTAGATATTTTGCGTGAAGTTTGGCGGTATCTTTTGATGCGTCATCAAGATGCATTTCGTTTATTTCAGCATCTTTAGTCCACATTTTTAATATATCATCAATATTCAACATAATCATCTCACATTCTATATAGTATTATATATTATATCACATTTTACACAAATCTGAAATAACTATAATTAAAACTTACATTGGCAACCAAGTAGTTAGCTTCAGTAATAGTAGTATCAAATGGCAATGAACTCAAGTTTGTTGGATAAGCATCAACAAAGGTAATTTCCCTAGCAACGTTATTATGAGAAGTAAGAATCTGTAAAGTCATATCTCTTGTTTTACGATTCACTCTAAGGTTATCTTCTTCATTGACTAGACCTATCATCCAATCATGAATTTCTTCGTAGTTTTTTAGATACTCATCTACGAGGAATGTGAGTTCAAACGTTCCATAATCTACCTTATCAGGTGTTTCTAAAATATTTCTTTTTGGAGTATTGAATGGTGCACCTTGCATAGACATGTCAGGCAAAGCGATTGTTTGAATAGTATATTCAACGTTAGGAAATTTAAGTTTATCGATTGCAAGCCTAAAGGAAATACCATTTGCATATGACATGGTATCATCGAGAGTACTTGTGGCCTCAATATTAAAATTGACTGACTTTTGATACGGCATAGTTTATCACCAAATAGTTTAGTTATACCTTTATTTATACAATAAAAAAGGGGCCCCGAAGAGCCCCTCTTATTTTTTGTAACCTACAGCTTACAGGATGTTAGATACTGCGAAGATTCTGTAGTACTGGTTAGCTCTGTTTGCACCAGTATCGTTACCAGCATTTGCACCAACGAATGGGTTAGCAATCATGCCGTAACGAGTCTTGAAGCCAATCTTAGGCTGGAAGGTGTTCTCACCAACCGCACGAACCATTGTTAATGGTACGTATGGGCAATAGAAGATACCTGCATCGTATGCAGAAGTACCTTTGTAGCCTACGTTGATGTAGTCTACAGTTGCATATGGATCGATGTAAACCTTGATACCACCAGAGATAGTACCAGCGAAAGTTGTACCAGTGTCGTCAACAGAAAGACCAGCGTTGCCAGAAAGCGCAGGAGTGTAGTCCAACATACCAGTTGCAGAAAGAGCTGCAGCTACGTCAGAAGAACATAGGATGAAGTTACCCTTGCCTCTACGAGTTTCTTTAGCAATAACGTTGGCTTCACGCTGAAGTTGAACCAACAAACCTTTGTACTTCTCAACAGACCAACGGCCATCAGCGTCTTGGTCAAGGTCAAAAGTACCAGTTGCGTTAAGATCAGACTGCTGTGCGCCAAGCTTCGCTTTAACGTTGATAGTACGTACAACTTCACGGTTGATTTCCGCAAGGATCTCAGCAGACAAGATGTTAGCAAGTTCAGATTCAGCGTCAAGGCCGTGAACAGCTTTAAGATCTTGTGCAAGTTCCATTGTGTACTCTGCTTTTAGAGCTCTGCTCTTAGCAGTTACAGTTGCTTTTTCAATTGAGAAAGCCATCTCATTGAAATCAGCACCAACGCCGTCACCAAGGGCTTCAGCAGCTGCTGTTGACATACCAGAACCTGGTGCGTAGTCAACATCATCTGGAGTACCATCGGTATCAGTTGCGAATGGATCTGCAGAAGTAGTCGCAGTGTTAGAAACACCTGAGAACGAAGTATCAGCTTCGTTGAACAATGCTTCAGTACCAGACTGTGAAGTGTAGCGAGACTTCATTGCGAAGATCAAGCCAGTTGGGCCAGACATTGGCTGAACGCCAGCAATGTCATAAGCAATAAGGTTAGGCATAGATCTACGAACTAATGAGATCAGAATTGGATCCCAGTTGTCGATACCAGAACCAGTTGCGTTAGCAGGAGCTGCTTCGTTAAGCTGGAAGTTTTGCTGGCCACGCTCTTCTGCAAGAGCCTTTTCAGTGTTTTCCAACAACGCGGCAGTTACCTGCTTGCGATAGTTGTCGCGGAATGATGGAGCTTCCTCGGCATCGAGGATAGGATTCCACTTTTCCACTAAGTTTTCAGTTTTGAACATTTTTTGTTCTCCTATTAGTTAGACTTTTTTAAGTGCATTAAGGTATGCATTCATTCTAGGAGATACTGTAGACTCTTCAGTCTCGATTGCTGTATCTTCTACAATAGGTTCTGCAACCTTGGTTTCTTTAAAGTAAGATTCTTTGATGGTTTGAACTTTATCTTCAAAAGTTTCTACATCAACAAAATCTACGTCTTCAGCCAGTGATTTTAACTTTTCAGCTTGCGCCTCAGATAAACCAACAGATGCTTCACGAATAACCTGTGCTCGGCTCAATGTTGCCACTGATTCCTTAAGGTCAATATTGTCTTGAATCTTAGCATTGAGGTTTTCTTCCAGCTCATCAATCTTAGTAGACATTTCGTCGACCAGATCAACTTTGCTTTCAGGAACATCAATGTAGTTCTCAACGAATACACCATGAAGAGCTGACATAAAGTTTTCAGCGATTTCGGTACGAAGACCGGATTCGATTGCAACTTTATTATCTTCCATCCATTGTTCTACGACGTAGTTGAGGTAGCCATCAACTTTCTCGACTAGATCAGCTTCAATTCTAGAGGTTTCTTCTGCTAATTCTTCAGCATACTGCTCTTCCAAACGCCCAACGTGCTCGCTGAGTTTTGATTTAAGAGCTGCTTCGAAAATAACAGATGCCTTATCCTTAAAGCCTTCAGACAAAGTAGCTTCAGAATCAGCTAATGCATTGAGATCTTCTTCGAAGTTATTCTCAAGAATAGCGTCTTCATCTGCTTCGACTGATTCAGCACACATTGCTTCGTATGCTTTCTTCATTTCGTCTTTCTTCATCTTTGACATCTTGTTGTACGCAGCTTGTAACATACCCGCTTTAGTCTTAGGCTCTGCAGCTTTTGCAGGTGCGGACTTCTTAATTTCCTTACCTACTTCGTCTGCAGCTTTTTCGCCATCCACTTCAGGGGCTGCTGCTGCTTCTTCCAGATCCTCGCCAGAAACTTCAACTGAATCTTCAACGAGTTCATCCTGGAGTTCATCAACTACGATGTCTTCATTTTGATTATCAGACATGTGTTTTTCTCCTAATGAGTTAAAGTTTTGAGAGGAAATCTTTAAAGGCTTTCATCTGCATTTCTGGAGAATATGCCTCTTTGATCTCAGTCTCGAACTGTTCAATTTCTTGTGCGTGTGTAGCTTTGAGAACACCATTGTCCCAAATCCATTCCACACCTTCCATGATCCCATTTACAAACGCCTCTGGCGCTGAAGGATCTTGTACGATGTCAACTGTTGATAATTGGAAATCCTTATTAACAACATTTACACCGCCTTTTGTCACAAGACTACCCATACCACGACTTGAGACACCAAGCTGAACACCACCTTCCATAAGACCTTTAACGATCTCACCCATAGGAGTATTCAGAATTTGTGCCTTACCCACAACA